TTGTCTTGGCAACTTGTTTTGTGCCACCCTTTGTTAAATCCTTAATGTGAAGCTCCTCGTCACTCTTGCCTTGGCGTTTGAGACGGTCGTAATATGCCTTTTCCTCTGCTGGGTTAACTTCATTGTATTGCGTGGTTTCGACTTCGTATTGGCTGGCACCGAGATACGATTTTGCCCGTTCAAGGTTCTGTTCCTTTGCGATGTCAATGTCTGCAATAAGCTGCTCGGCTGAATCACTACCCTCACCATAACGTTTGATAATGTTCTCCTTAGCAGCCTCCAGCATTTCGTTAGAGGCACGTAATTGGGCAATTTGTTTTGCCCTGAGTCTTCTCTTAGCGTTTAATGCTTTTTGCTGTTTTTCTTTGTCAGTCATATTATTCACGGTTTTTTAAAAATATTATTTCACTTACCAAAAAGGCAAATGTATGATTATTTACAATATCAACCATTTTAGTGTCTTTCAATAAAGCACTGGTTTTATTACCAGGAAATTCAAGTTTAAGGTCTCTCTTGGTAAATCCAGACACCTTTTCTTCATCAGTCATTTCAACACACTTGTTAATTTTGCTAGTTTCACGAATCCATGACTTAATTTCAGGTTCAAGTTCCTCATTATCTTTATCATATTCAGGTAATTGGAGGTCAATAATGAACATTTCGCCACTTTTATAAAAAGCAATCAAGTCATCAATATAAATTTCCTTATTGTCAATATCCCTGACAATAGCCTTTGTATCAGCAAAATAAACATTCTGTTGTCTGAAATTGGTTTTCTCTTTCTCACCCTCGTTATTAATAGCAAGATTTTGACCCATTCTGTGAATATTTCTGTCAATTACAGGTCTGTATTTCTTATATGTATCAACCATTTTTTTCTGATATTCGTTTTTCATCTGTTTCCAGCGGTTTACTGATTCCGTTGAACCATCAAAAACAAATTCCTCACTGCAGTCAAAATCATGGTCTGGGTCTGAATAGTTATAAGGTACTTTTAATATTGCTTCCATCTTTTAATCTACTTTTATTCATATTAATATATACATAAAATTAAAAATTAACAATTTAATGTGGTTTTCTTTTATTATCTCTTATTCTTTTTTTCTTATATCCGTCACCAAGATATTTCTCCAGCAATTCAAAAACTTTCTTCTGATTATGCCTTATATCATATTCCCAAATTCTAAGTAATGGTAATCCGTGAAGTCCACACCATCTGTCTTTGACAAAATCAACCACTTTATTGTGTTTCTGCATTGGATTTAATTTTCTTTCGTCAACAATTCTTGGGTCACTGTGGTAATATCCACCATCAACTTCTATACAGAAACTTATCGGAACATTCTGACCATCCTGTTTAATACAGGTAATTCCATCCTTTTCTTCCATAATGAAATTTATGTCAGTATATGCTGTTACAGCAAAATCAAAAAATCTACCGATATCTTTTGCCTCATATTGGTATATGTATTTTACGCCCAATTTATCAAGAAATTCCCTGGCAAAGTCAAGTTCAAGCTTAGATGTGCCATATTTTTGTTTGGCTGTGCGTTTAATTACACGCCCTTTTGGTCCTTTAACTAGTTTTATTTTTCTCTCATCTTTAATTGGAACTGCGTTATTTTTTTTAATTGGTTGTGACTTCATTTTTCGAAATTTAATAATAATTAGTCATTTTTTTAAAAGTAATATATTTATTATTATAATAAAAAGAAATTAAAGTACTTTAATATTATGAATAATACACATGACAATTCAAGACAACTCATTTCAGAAATGAAAGAGATGTTAAATATGACAAAAGGAAAGAAATTAACCTTGGAAGGTCTTGTTTATGGTGAAGACGGTGAAGAAATGATGAACGACCCAATGGCTAATGCGCCACAGGAAGGTGGTATGCCAGCAGAAGCACCTGCTCAACCACAGGCTCAGCCACAGCCACAGGCACAACCACAAGGTCAACAAATGAACCCTGAACAAGAAGTTAACCCATTAGATGAAGACCCAGAAGTTGCAAAATTAATTACTGATATTCGTGTTTCAACTCTTGAAGGTCTGAGAAAACTTGCACAAAATCCAGAAAGTGCACAATATGAATTATTGAAAAAAATATTCTTATTGGTTGACAAAGCCGTTGAGGATAAAGTTAGTCCAGAAAAATAAATTTCAATATATTTATAAAAGAATAATATTTAAACTAATATAGAAAAATGAGTGACTTGTTAATTAAAGCTCCTGTAACTTATGAGTTATTGAGAAAAAATAGATTCTTACTTAGATTCCCTTCAGATTTGGGTATCCAGGAATGGTGGGTTCTTAACTGTTCACGTCCAGGTATTACACAGACTTCGGTTGAAATTCCTTTTATGAACACCAGTAACTACGTTATCGGTCGTTATAACTGGGAGGAAATCAATGTGACTTTGCGTGACCCAATCGGACCATCAGCATCACAGGCTGTAATGGAATGGGTACGCTTGCATTCAGAATCAGCAACTGGTCGTCAGGGCTATGCTGTTGCATACAAAAGAGACCTTATTCTCGAAATGCTTGACCCAACTGGTACCGCTGTTTCACAGTGGATTATCAAAGAGGCTATGATTACCTCGGCAAAATTCAGCGAATTGGATTACAGTGGAGACGATGTTGCGACCATTGACCTTACACTTCGTCCATTTTATTGTATATTGGCATTCTAACTATTTCAATATCAATAATTTATATAATAAAAGCCTCATTTTTAGTGAGGCTTTTTTGTTGGGTAAGTGTTTATATTATTTATTATTCTTATTTTCCTCGTTAATTTTAAATACAATATAAGACGGAATAAAATATGTTATTTCTGCTTCAAAATCAAAATTAGTTCCATATTCATTCGGAAACAGTGCTGTAAGTAGATTTAATTCATCATTTGTTAATGTGAAATAATGCCTATTAATTTGTGTAATCGGTTTATCAGCAAATTTTTTATATTCAACCAAACGTAACAAAATATCATTATATTTAGTCATTGACTTGGGTACATGCTGGTTTACAGTTTCTATTATATCCTTAAATGTAACCGTATTCAGCATGTTAAATAATTTCTCTGTTTCAACAACCGAATACAATTTTTTACCTGTAAGTTTTTCTCCTGTATAAATAAGTCTAATAATTGGGAAAATTATTATTTCAAAAACATCTGACCAATTTTTATCTTTATTACTGAGCAAATATAAAGCCATGCATTCAAATCCTTCTATTACATTTTTTTCAGTTTTTGAATTTGGTTTAATCCCTTGTACTAACCCTAAACTTCTCCATCTATATGTTATGTCATTTTTTATTTTAGCATTTTTCATCTTTTCCTCATAACTCATTGATAAACTTTTATCTAAATCTATAACAGAGTGTTCTTGATTATACTCCCAGGCTAAAAGTGTTTGTGTGTTATTTTTCATTTTTACAAAAATTTTTTTTATTATTATATAAATAAATATACAAAAATAAAAAATAATTTAAAAATTAAAGCTCTGAATTAATCAGAGCTTTTTTTCTTTATATTTAAGTGGTCTGTTTCATCTACATAGAAGTCATATTCAAAACCAGGTAACTCATCTCTCAATGTATTGAAAAATTCGCCTATCATAGTTTGGTTTGTTCTTGGTAAATTCCATTCCCAACTTTCACTATTATTAATATTCCAAATCATACTCTCACAAGTACTGTTGTCAATATATACATGTGGGTATTTGTATATATATTTCATCTTAAACATGGCATCTTCATTATATGTGTCGGTAAACAGATTATTCAAAACCAATTCTGTTTTATATATTGAAGAACAAAAATGTATATCCTGTGCACCAGCATACAGACTTTTAATAAAATCATCAGTCCAATTAAAAGCATAATTTCTCACAGAATAACTATCTATTCCGTTTTTATCAACTGAATGTATTTTATGACCATTTGCATACATCGTGTACTCTGGATGTTCATCCAAAAAAGTGCACCCCCTGTCTATAAATCCCTCACACAACTCATCATCCGCATCAAGGAATCCTATATATTCAGTCTCAGCTAACTTAATACCCAAATTCCTGGCATACACAGGTGTCTTGTTCCCATGATGTTTTATTTTATAGTATTCAAAAATATCTGGATACTTAATATTGTATTCCATAGCAATCTCAGAACTACCGTCGGTTGAATCATCATCAATGATGATACATTTAAATGGATAATCGCCATGATTGTTAAGTACACTGTCAAGTGTGGTTCTAATGCAATTAGCTTTATTATATAATGGTATGACTAATGTGAATCCTTTTTCCATATTATTAATATACAAAAATATAAATAAAAATGACAATATTTTAAAATATTACCAAAAATGTTATATAAAAGAGCCCCACATTTCTGTAGGGCTCTTTATTTATGTGTGTTACATCGATTAGTTCCACTGTACACCAGAGGCCGTCACGCTGAGAGTGATATCGATGTATTCGAGAATCTGAGTAGGTTTGATGTGGATGATTGCAGGAAGTTCAAGTCTGTCTTTTGCTTCGTCGCTCTCATCAACCTCAACATAGTAATCATAAATACCGCGATTTGATTTAACGCCATCAAGAACTGATTTAACACTATTCTTGAATGATTCTGCAACTGTCTTATCATTAGGGTCAAAAATCAAACCAATACAAGCATTCTGCAACAAAGTCTTCAAGCGGATAAGAAGTCTTCTCTTTGAAATTCTGTTCATGATACCGTCATGTATCTGTAAGTTCTTATCACCCCAGATTTTGTCACCCTCTTTTGCAAATGAGTTAACAAAATTAATTCTACCTTCGTAAAGAGTATCCTGCTCAGCAAGTTTAAGTTTACGTTTTGGTTCAACACCAGTGACTTCACCACGGTTCCAACCAGCAGAAGCAAACCAAGGATATTTAATGTTGTCAGTGTAAGCCATGTTACGTACAACATCGAGGGTTACTGGTAAATAAATGTACTGGTTGTTTGCACTGTCAAAGTATTTCTCCCAAGGATAATATGTGCAAGCATAGTTGGTATCGATTTCACTTTCTTCAAGGTTGTAAACAGCCTCTTGTGGAGTATACATCTCAGTCTTACTGTCACCAGCACCGAATGGCTTATCAGGAGTTGTTACAACATAGAGTGAATCACCACGGTCTTCCTCAACTATACTAATAATATCACTTACAAGAGCACCCTGATTAACATAGTCGATACCTGGGGTTGCAAATAAATTAATTGATATAGTCTTTGGATTATCCAACTGTTTTACTGCAGCAAGATATGCATAGTAGTCAGAAGTGATAACTTTGGTGTCACCAGCGAAGCCATATTCCTCTGGATTCTTAATATATGAGAACATGGTACCATCACCACTGGTTTTGTTGATTGAACCTTTGTATCTATTGGCACGGAATTCATCACCATTTGAACGTGAAGTACGGTAGTAATCCCAACCGTCCCAACCACCGTAGAAGCATACAGTGAATTTACGATAAGCTTTATCCTCATAGATAGTGCCTTCCATTACATCATCAGTACCAATACGTGGTTCAATACCAGCCTCGGTTGTTTCAGCATAACTTACAGTTACCCAATTGTAACCAGTGGTACCGTCAACATCAACAACCTGTTTATTACCAGCTCCATCTTCTACATAATATACACCATTTTCACTACCAGTTGGTTTACCGTTAAGAATACGGGCATCCAAGTGGAAACATGGAGTAAGATAGTCTGGGTCTTCATTATAAGCCTCAACACCCTTATATGACAAGATATCTTCATCGATACCGAGAAGGTCTGACATACCAAAATATTGTTTCTTAATTCTCAACTCATCATCAACGGTTGTATTGAATTTAACATAAGGCTGTTTCATATCTGTTGTAAGAACCTCGTTATCGTTGGCAAACTCAAAGATACCGAAACCGTTGTAATTTCTTACAGGATAACCAAGGAAACCACATGGGCTTGATTGCATAGTGATATCATCTTCATTGATTTCAACGGTAACATAAGCTGATTTGCTTACATAAACCTCATCAATAGTACCAATCTTAAGACCAAGGTAATTGCTTTCGCCAGGAACTAATGAACATCTGCTGTATTTTTCAAGAACATTTGGATTAGTATCACTGTCATAGAATGAGCGGATAAGAACATCAAATGTACCTGAATCTGGGTCAATATTTTCAATTGAAACCTTAACCTCGTTTACTGAGTTGTTACCATCAGAGATAGTGTGGAATCTGAACAACTTGTGAAGTTTTACATTTTCACCACTACCTTTAACCTCTGAAACAATCCAAGGGGTTGATGAATAACGATAAGGTTCTTTATAGTTATTGAAATCAAATGTAATAGGTCTTACATCGCCTTCATTAGCTGAGTCTCTATCTTCAAAGTCTGTGTATACATAATACATGTCATCAGCATTACATTTTACACAGTTACGTAAGATATAGTTGTTCTTAACAACGTCTCTGTTATATTGATAGAAAGTCAAGTATTCAGTGAATCTCTTAGGCTGATTGAGAAGCCCGCCGTCTGCAGCTCTGTATTCACCATAGAAGTATTCTTTCTTACCAGTTTCTGGGTTATTCCATGACATAACAGTATAGATATGTCCAACTTTACCCATTTCCTCAATCCAAGTAGCGCCATTATCTAATGATACATGAACCTTAATATTCTGTTGCAATGACTCTGAATATGTGTAAAGGAAACGTTTTCTAAGGTCTTTCTTAGTTAAATTACTTTCTTCAACAGTAACCAAGTCATCAACTGGCTCGTGGTCTGGTACAATGTTTACATATGGGAATTTAACCAACTCATGATTGATTGCATTGATTTTACCAGCATAAATTAACTGTTCAAGTGCAACATCATAAAGTTCCTCAACATAAACATCAGCATCACCAACCTCTGGGTCTGTACCAAGAACTTTG